CACGATTACACACATTCGGCAGCAGCTTCCAAACATACGGATAGAAAACCAATCTATCATAAGGTGTCATATTCGCTGCAGAAAGCAACTCCTGAGAACGATAATACGAATTTAGTAAATATAAACTATAATTACAATACATATTACGCATATTATTTAGAATATCTACTAGAGTAAATGTGACGTTTTTATGCATACCAACAACATAGCCAAATTCATTACGTTTAGGAAACGAAAAAGAACCATGAAGCAAACGATGAACACACTTAAACCATTGATAATCTACATACTTAAAAGAACCTTCTTCACGCAAATAAGCATCACCACGAAGATGCGACTCTACATATCTGTGCGCTTCTGAATCGTAGATTTTTCTGAAATTTCCTGTTGCATACTTTTTATATAACCGTAGTTCATAATCAATATTACCTTCGCCATATCCGGAATACTTACGGAAGTATCTAGATAAAACTTTGTTGGGAAACAAACCATAGGAAAGTTCACCTGTCTTAACATTAACCGAAGGTCTCTCAAAATTGTTGTTAACGAAGCAGTCGAATATTTCTTTTTCGTTAATTTTGAAAGTGCCCAAAGCTGGGTTTTTACTTGCCAAATGGAACGGGCGGGTAAGTTGAGTCGATAAAACTTTAGGCAGACGTGCAAAGCCATTAACATATTTCGCAACGTACTGTGGAGCGGCACCGCTGACGAGCTGAACATCGCATCGCTCAGGACTACACATCGCCCAAGCCTCATATATAAGCCTTGGCAAGTCTCCGGCAATTCGGTCATCATCGCAGAAGAGGACGCCATGATAATGTGGACGGTAAGTAACGGGTCCGTACTCAGACGCGACAAAGTAACGGATTTTTGATGAGGAAACATTTCCATATTTTCTAACAAGTTTAATTCTTAAACGTTTGATAAATTTTTGAATATCAGGCTTATAGCAAAAGCCGAAGCCGGTCGAGAAAGGATTATGCTGAGGTTCAGCATACCAAGAGTCTTCCAAATTAAAATCTAATTCTGGTAATTCCAGTCCTTGAGCATCAAGTAAAGGCTTATTACCTCGAAAAGCACGAAAATAAACACCACTTTCAGATGGATAAGCATAATACATAGGCATATGCTCATTATCATAAGTAAGAGTGACGAAAAAATTATACTTATGAACTCTACACTCATCTTCAATACGATTCTGTAAATCTCGAGCATAAGAAGAACGACAAGCCGCACAGACACGACAAGGCACTAATACAAAATCACCTAAATATGGGTTGTAAACCAAATTCGGGCTAAAACAAGATACAGGACTTTTAACGTCCGAAACTGTTCGCTGAGAATATACGGAATCTTGAATAAACATACTACTTTGTTTTTAAAACGCCATTATGGTAAATATAAGTTGTATCTGTTGTAACAATGGTAGTTTTGCCAGAACCATCAACGTTATGAGAAACTGAACAACTAGCAAGAGCAGAAATGCCCAAAGCTGAACCAATCAAACCAAGTGCATAAATAAGCACCTTAATAATAATTTTAATAACTTCTTTATCCATAAACATATAATTTAAACTTAACGAATTAAATCCCTACAAAGAGCATCAGCAACATACCGCAAGGCAGCAGCATCAGCACAAATAGAAGAACTTTTATCATAAACATGATTAGGATAAAAAGAACGGTCTATCTGCCTTAAAAGTCGACGTATCTCACTTTTATAAAGGTCCAAATCTTTTCTTTTCATAAGCCAAAAATTTTATTTTTACATTAATAATCTATATCAGAAGCGTTAAATAACTGATTTCGAGTGCAAATATAAACACTATTTATTTATAACCGGTATTATGATAACGAATTTTATATTACTTTCACAATGTTTCACGTGAAATGCAAAGTCAGAGTTTACAAAAAGGGTGCGAATGCCTTAAACGTTGCGTCTAACGACCCTATTTATATATAGTGTGTCAGTAATCGGATAAGAGACAAGAGAGGTGAAGTGTTTGGCGGAAGCAAACACCCTTACGGGATTACGACCTTCTGAGGTCCTATTAGTGTATGCTTGAGGTCCTATTGTAGTTGGCGATTAGGGGCGTTGCCCCTATAACCCCAGTTCCGCCTAGCGCGCGGAACCGAGCGCATTGCGCCTACCGGCGGTCTTCCTTTTGGCATTGCCCAAAAGGAAGCGAAAAGGCTAGTGTTTTTCATGGTATTGAAGCCTAGCGGGTTGAGTTTCCACGGCTGGGTTGACGCATCCTTTTACGGATGCTCACACTCTGAGGTCCTATTAGTGTATGCTTGAGGTCCTATTAGTGTATGCTTGAGATAAAAAGGTCATAGATTTAAAATCTGTAATTTATATAGAATATGTAATAAATAACATGATGAAAATAAAGATAATAAATAAGAATAAAAAGGGAAGCTTTCTATTTTGTCAAGAAGAAAGCAACAAATAAAAAAATGCGCCTACTGCAACAGTAGACGCAAAATGTTTATTTAACTTGGCTAAAGCCAAACTTAAACGGAGAAACATGGTTAAGAACTTCGCCAGAAGTCCAAAGAAATTTATTAAAGTGTCCGGAATGAAGCCACATGTTTTCACGCTCATTCTGAAAATTAAATTGTGACTGCAATTGGTCGACACCCAATTTAATGGAACGTTCAAGATACTTAGATTCAATACCAAAACGAGTAGATTCACGGCTATTCTGTTGAGTACGATACCAATTTTGATTAGCAACAGAAGAAGCATTAGACAAAGAATTAGACCACGAAGCATTAGAACTAAGCCAAGACGCATTCGCCGAAAGCATAGCAGCAGCCGCATACTTAGCAGCAAGAGCAGTCTGTTTCTCTGTCCAATGCTGCTGCGCTTTTTGATAAGCTATCTCTGCCGTCATCTTAGAAATAGTCATCTGCGCGATATCACGCTGAGCGGGCAAAATAAACTTATTAGTAAAAGCCTTCGTAGCAACGTCATACTGAGACCCTACCGTCTGTAAATTAGCTTGAGCTACACGTGCGTAACTTTCTCTTTCTTGGTTCTTGGTAATATTCATGAGAGATTGCATATTAGCATTATATAGCTCATTAGCCATTTTCTTAGCTTGATTATCGTATTCAAGACCTTGCACACGCTTAGTCATAGACAATAAATTCTCAGTATTTTGTATTTGCAATGCCTTAGTTTGTTCTAACTGATATAGATTACCAACAAACTGATTAGATGCATTAGAAATAGCAGCGCCAAGTTGCTGAGCACCTTGAGCTTTCAAATTATATGCTTCTGCACCACTCTGCTGACGTGCCATATCAGTAGACATAAGCGATTCGGCTTGACCAGAGTTGATGTTACCTAACGCAAAATAAGGATTGATACCAGCTTCCTCATAGCGAGCACGCTGAGCGGCAGGCGAATTATAAGCATTCTGGCGATTCCACTGTGCCAAATTCCAATCGTTTTGATATTGAGCAAGTTTAAGATTTGCAGCATTAGTTTCACGAGTTGCTTGCAAAGCAGCTTTCGCAGCAGCGTCAGAACCTTGTTTTGCAATAGAACCACCAAAAACTGACCCAGCAGCAGAAACAACGGGACCAATAATCGGAGCAGCAGAAATCAACGAACCGAGAAAACTATTTTTAAATTGATGAGGTAAAAACTCAGTATTACCAACATCCCGAAATTTAATATATAACATAAGCAAAAAATTAAATAGTGCAGAGAAAACTCTGCACTAAATTAATAACTAAGATCCAGAAACTGGCTCAGGCTCAGGCTCAGGCTCAGGGTCAGGCTCAGGGTCAACCTGGTCAAAGTTAACATTAAGCTGCTCAAGAGCAGAAGAAACAAACTTAGTAAACTCAGCCATTTCTGAAAGTGACTGCATATTACGAGGTTTGAGAAGCTGTAATTTAATCTCATCATCAACACCTTGTAAAGCTGAAGATGTAGGAGGTAAAGTCTCAAGTTTAGACATGAGAGAATCACGTAAGAGTGGGTTCTCCGTCTGAAGTATTTGAGACAACAAATCTACAAGTTGACCTGTCGATGGGTCTTGAGGATACAAAGCATCAATCTCATCTGTATCAAGAGGAGAAGGAACTGCCATAATATCAGAATCTCTCGGAAGGATAGAACTATCAACCGAATACATATCATTATAATAATCAGCACGATTAAACATAAGCTAAAAATTTAAATTTTACAACAAAGGTTCGTCAGATACAGACATAGGACGAATAGCCTTAATACTAATATGAGAATCTACCAAAATAGGGTCAGTTCTATCGCTACCGTCAAACGTAACCGAGCAAATAGAATTCATGATTTTTGGCGAGACTTTTAGACTGTACAAATTAAATAAACCACCAGCAGTATCAAAAATAACACCAGAATTGCGTGGAGCAGACCAAGCGGAAAGGAAGCCATCAGTGCAGAATTGTCCGTGTACTCTATCAATACCCGTCTTATACTCAAGATAACGATTTTGGAAACCAATTACACGTTGCAACCAATTAGTCGAATTAGTACCGGAAGAAATAGAGGTTGCAGAAATAAAGTAAGTATTCAAAGGCTGATGCCCTAAACGGTCAAATTCCGGCTGATAAAACTGCTCAAAACTAAGCTTAAAGTTGTGAGGGTCAATTCCAAAGGAATTATAATCAGCATCAGGAGTTACCGAGAAAATACCCATAATGATACCGTGCTCCTTAGTATCAAAGACAATACGAGCATCATTAACAGACGACGCCTTACCATAGATATCACCCGTTTGACCAAGGATAGCAGAATCATTTTCACCCTGCTCCTGAGTATTAGCAGTAGTAATAACCTCACCGATAGAAATTGGTGATGAGGAACCACCTAAATAAATGGCTTTCCAATCATCATGAACTCCACCGAAACCAAAACGATTACGTATCTGTTCACCGTAAGAACCATTACCTGCTTGCTGCTGTAAACGATACAACTTATCTAAAGCAAAAGCAGCCCGAATATTATGAACAGGTATTTCATATTTGCCATCAATTGCACTCGACTCGAGAGTAGCATAATAAAATGATTTAGAATTATTTACTTTACCAGTAGTTGTAACATTACCAGTCATTGTGTTAGCACCTAATGAATTATACACATCCGTCTTCAAACAAAATTGGTCCATATCTAAAGAACGATTAACAAAAGGTGCGCCCTGAAAAGAAGGCTGAACACTAGTAAAAAAGTCTTTAGCCCAATTACGATAGCGTATACTAAAAAGTCCATTAAGTCTGACAGTATCAACAGAAGCATCAAAATAACCACCAAATTTATCGTCGAAATTAAACAAAGAAGCATCAGCAGCTTCCCAATAAGGATTACGATAATAATCCTGATAAATTTTTTGGTAACAAGCAAGACGCAAAACACTCAAAGCAGGCGAATCCTGAGCAGTAGAAGGACTAGAAGCCGCGTATTTGTCCGGATAATTACTTTCACTAATATCACGAGTAGAAGAGAAACCATAACCCAGCAAATCGAAAAGACGTCGAGAACCTTCTTTCAAAGAAATATGCAAACCATCAGTTCCAGAAGCGGCAAGGTACCATTTACGAATCTGATTAAGACGAATGGCTGGTAAAGTCTTATTAAAATCATTAAGAACAGACAAAGACGAAATAGGATATTTCGTACCCACAACAAACTGATTAAACTGGCGACACAATACTCTCATAGGCACAAAGAAAAACTCTATGTGCTGACGCAAACGTACAAACGCAGCAGAATTAAGCGGCATAGTACGCAAAAAAATCTGAGGATTGATTTCATAATGCTCGTTAGGGAGCACCTCAGTACAAGAAATCGGCAACAGCATGCCAGGCGCACAACTAAAAACATCATTATGCGACAAATCAAAGGCATTCCGTTCCGGATGTGCCTTTAAGGTATTCAAATTAAATACGCTTTGTTTCATAATACTTAAAATTAAAATTTATATAAATCATTAAACTTCTTCTTATAGTCAGAATTTTGTATCTGCGTAAGTAACTTATCCTGATTAGCCTTCTCAAAAGGAACTGAAGTCATATTGTTATAGAAATCATCACGCAAAAATCCATCATTATAAACAGAATCATAATCAATATGAAGCTGTCCAAAATAGAAAGACAAAGTCTTATTCTGATAAAAAGGTTTGCAATTAAATTGATAACGATTACACACATTCGGCAGCAGCTTCCAAACATACGGATAGAAAACCAATCTATCATAAGGTGTCATATTCGCTGCAGAAAGCAACTCCTGAGAAC